CCAGCAACGCCATAACCTCCTGGACCACCAGTACCTCCTGGTCCACCAGCACCGCCTGTTCCGCCTGTAATAGTGTTAGCATTTTTCAATAAAATTTTCACACCAGTGACAGATTGAGCTTGAACAGCTATACCACCAGTGCCGCCAGTATTGCCTGTTCCACCAGCATTGCCTGTTCCTCCTGGAGCTCCAGTATTGCCTGTTCCGCCTGTTGCACCAGCATTTCCAGTACCGCCAGTACCACCAGCATTTCCTGTACCACCAGCATTGCCTGGATAACCGCCACCACCGCCACCTCCGTGGTCTCCTGGATGTCCGTGGCCACCATGACCACCACCACCACCAACTCCTGTAGTTCCTCTATTTCCTGAAGCTCCAACGTTTCCGCTAGCTCCTGTATTTCCTCTATTTCCTGCAGCTCCGGTGGTTCCAGTAGTTCCTGCAGCTCCGGTGGTTCCTATATTACCAGCGGTTCCTTGAGTTCCTGCATTGCCTGTGCCACCAGTTATTGTAGAATTGTTTTCTATGTAAATCCAAGTTCCGGGTTTCCAAGAAGATCCAGTATTAAAAGCTGCTGTTCCAGAAGAACTACTTGCTACATTCGCATTAACGAAACAATAAACAGTAAATGCAGCATTCGAAACAGCTGCAGCCGAAGATAAATCTACATTGTTTGTTGGCGAACTAATTTTAACAATTTTTGTTGGTCTTGGTAATGGTATAATAAACATATTATTTTACATCCGTTAAATAAGAGCCATAAAGATTAGTTCCATCGGAAACCAAGGAAATAACGTCACGAGCATTAGCATTAGTAGTCAATACAGGAGCAATACCAGCTGGCCATTTAAATACAGAATTCCATGTTAAAGTTCTTGACCCTGTCGCATCCTGTACCACATGTAATATATAGGTTCCTATTTTAAGGTTGGTTGGAGCGGCCATAGTTCTGTTTCCACCAAGAGTTACAGTAGCTACTTGTCCAGAAGAAGTATCCCAAGAAATAGTAACACCATCTGTTAAAGTTTGATTTTTAACATTAGAAGAAGCAATATCAACTGTTCCAGCAACTTTAAAAGTAGTACTATTAGCAATAACAACTGAACCAACAGTAACAGAAGCAGCATTAATAGTTCCAGTATGATAAGCTCCAGTGGAATTTACAGACCAACTAGAACCAAGAGAAACAGAAGCAGCGTTAATAGTTCCAGTAGTAAATATACCAGTAGTGTTAATAACCGCCCAGTTTGTTGAAGTGTTACCAACAGCGAGAGTGTTTGTCTGGAAATTCGCTAAATGGAATGATGTATTAGTAGTGTCGATATAAACATTAGCGTCTGGTTCTGGAGTGTAACTATCGAAAACTTTCCAATATCCATCAGAAGCATCTCTAAAGAAACCAGTATGACGATAAGAACCATCATTATAATTGCCAGCAAAACCTAGATCTGGATTGGCTGTATTATTGTTGGCGTTCAAATAAATCATATTATCGATGATAGAAAGATTGTTTGCGCCGATAACATTAACATTAGAACCAACGTATAAATTACCAGTAAGGGTAAGGTCGCCTAAAGTAATGCTATCTGTCGATCTTATATTTTGGTTCATACGATATGGAAGTCTAGCTTCGGCAAGAGTTCCAGTATTGATATTTGATGCATTAGAAGCAAAAACTGTAGCGTTAGTATAAGCCGCATATGCGTTTGATGTGATCCAAGAAGACACGTTAGCCACTGTGGCGGAAGAATTACCCAGATAAGTTGCTACGTTAGCAGCACCAATCGAAGAGGAATTTATAATATTACCACCAACAGCAACAGTAGAACTGTTTACAACAACAATTCCATAAGTCAATCCGCTGTTACTAATCAAAACCCCTTGGTTTGTATTACCAGAATTCGAACCAACATAAAGACTAGTATTAAATAATGTAACGTTTGAACTGGTGTTTTGGGAAACTACTTGTCCAAAGGTTCCTAAATTTTGGTTCTGAGCCATGACACCCTTTTTCCTTATTGTTTTTCTGGTTTCTGATATTTATATTATTTGTTCTTTTGAAGATTTAGTTCCCTAATGCTTGAAAAAACAAATAATCACCAGTGTTTATTGAGTTTCTGCAAGTAAACCCAGAGGTGCTTTCGGCGTTAAACGCAAACACTCCCCCACTACCTGCATGTTTTTGGGTTATATTTAAAGAAAATAAATTATTTGGAAATGATATTGGAAACGTCACAGATACAGGTCCTCCAGGAGTAGAATTACATGTAAATCTACCCCACTGCATTATAAGACCGTTCGGTAAATAAGTGTAACCGTTTGTTCCAATAGAAGGACTCCCAAGACCCAGAGTATTATTTGATATACTAACGCCAGTTAATATATTTAAATTAGAAGTGACGCTATTAGCGTATATAGCCCATATAGGTCTCTGACCGCCAGAAGTGTTAGTTGAATAAAATACGAAATTGTCGTCGTTTTGCTGGACAAAATTTACATTGTTTCCATTAACAGTTTTAAAGTTTAAAGACTTATTATTTGTCAGAAAATTTAAATTACCAGATACGTTTATATTTGAATTAACAGTCAAAGCGCCAGACATTGTGTCGCCAGTTTTTTGAACAACTGAATTGGCGCTAATTGTTTGTGCGCCAACAACTTCGATATAAGCTCCAGCTGGAGGATTAGAATTTAAAATTGTAAAAGTAGAACCGCTTTGAACATTAGCTTCAATGTTCATTTGTAATTTTACACCATTAATATATACGTCTAAATTATTTGCGCTATAACCACCATCAACTGTAAAGGTGTTTGTTAGACCGTCTGCAGAATAAACTTGTCTTACTGGGGATGATAATGTTGAACCAGTAGTAGACCAATAAATGCCATTTCCGTTTGATGTTAAAACTTGACCAGGATTTCCTAAAAAGTTATTTGCTGTTATAGCATTGATAGTTGCTGTTCCAGTAATATTTAAATTTATATTATTAGAACCAATAGCAAAAATAGAAGAACCATTTGTGGAATACATGATTCCATCAGTTACGTTTAACGCTAATTCGCCAACGTTTGATAATGTTGTTGTATTTGCTACACGACCAGATATGGTCGTGCGTTTGATTTTAAAAATTGTGTTACCAGCCATATGGCTTCCTCATCTAATCGATATATATCGAACTATCAAAAAGTGTCAGAAGTATTTACTTCTTTTTTTGACCTTTTTTCTAATTTATTTTTTAAATCAGCGTTTTCTGTACTAAGAGTTTCAACTAATTTTTTTGCCATCTCTAATTGAGTGGAAAGAAGAACTTCTGATCTCAAAAGATCTCCCATTCTTTTGGCCATATTTTCAATATAAGTGTTTAAAAATTCTTGTTCCATTATATATCACTCTTTCTGTTTAAAAAGTTCCCCCATCAAGAATACCATACGAAGGAAGATTATCTGTAATCTGTAAAACTTGTCCATTTGCTGAACTTCCTGGAACAGAAAGTTTTGTAAGTGTGGACGAAGAACCAGCATATAAAATATCTCCATTACTATATGAAGAGTATCCTGTACCGCCATAAACTGCTGCTAATTGAGTGGTCAGTGTCAAACTATTAGCTACAAGGGCGACAGAAACTGAAGAGTTTGCAGTAATATTAACTGCAGAAGAATTAGCTACAAACGCCCCTCCAACCCCATAAGGAACCAAATATGCTTGTAAGGTTCCAGTTACGCTGTTTGAAGAAGTGTCAATAGTTACTGAACTGTTTGGATTTGTATTGGAACCAAACAACCAAAAATAAGGATTTGTGTTAGAAGATCTGGAAGCAATACGAGCCATACCAGAATACCAAACACTAGAAGAATTACCTGCAGGAGCAAACCATCCAGTATCAACAACATCAGTTGTTGTATTATTATCAGCCAGCTCGATAATGTTATCGTTAACAACAAGAGAACTAACGTTAACAGAAGTAACAGCCCCGGAAACAATCAAATTACCAGAAACAACTAGTTGTCCACCAACAGAAAGAGTGTTGGCCACAAACATGGAATTAGTTACTTTATTAAAAGTAAAACCAGCGCTTCCGTTCGATTGCCCAGAATCATTAAAAATAACTTCAGTGTTCGAACCAGTTGCAGGAGTCCCCCAATATACAACAGATCCATTTGAAGTTAATATTTGACCATTAGAACCCATACTACCATTTGCGTATAAATCTTTTTGTAAATAAACGCTATTGGAAAATGTATGAGTGTTAGTCCAAGTGTATTGATAACCTTGATTAGCAGTTGTAACAATTGTGTTTGCTAAAAACCCTACGATAGAAATTTCTGCTCCAGCTGCTGGAGCAGAAGAAAAAACAACAGAAGTACCAGAAGAAACATTAGCTTCGGCACCCGTTAATTTAACACCATTTAAATAAACTGCTAGAAAATCTGGAGTGTAACCTGTATCTACTACGAATGTTGTTTGTGTACCATTTGCTGTAAAAGATCTAGAAACGTATGTAGAACCGCCAGAACCTGCAGGTGCAGTCCAATAAAGACTAGAACCATTACTAGCTAGGAATAATCCTGGTGCACCAAAACTACCATTAGCAAAAACACCACCAGTATTAAAAATAATATTATTAACCGATGTATTAGTACCAACAGCAACTTGTTGAGTTACAGATAGATTTGTTAAATTAGAACCAATTTCAAAAGCAGTAACGCCATTAGAAGAAAATAATTTATTATCTGTTAAGTTGAGGGCTAATTCACCAGTATTAATATATTGACTATTACCAGAAGAAGATGTGTTTGGAACTCTTCCAGAAACAGAGGTTCTTTTTATTAAAATAACGTTATTAGCCATTATTTAACCCTTTTAATTCTTTTTCTTTCCAATTAGAAACATTTTTATTTAATGTATCTTTATTTATTCTTTTGTCGTAACCACTTAATTCTGTATTTAAATCTTCTATTGTTTTATTTAAAGAATTTATAACAGAATCTTTATATCTTACTTGAGTTTGTAGTAAAATACGGTTCTTAGTAAGTTCTTCTATTTCTCTAATTAAAGATTCAATATAAAAATTTATTAGTTCCGGCTCCATAATATATCTCTTTTCTTAGTTTATTAGAACATTCCACCGTCTAGACCATCATAAACGAGAGTTGTTCCATTTGATTGTAAAATAGTACCAGAAGAACCTAATGATAATTCATTAAAGCCATTAGTTGCGTTACCAACCAAAATGGCATTATTAGTCATTGTAGCTTTTCCAGTACCTCCCTGTGTGCCTGCAAGAGGGGTGGATAAAGTTAAAGTATTTGCAACAATATTAACAGAAAAAGTAGAATTGGCTGTTAAAGAGGCTGCTGAAGAATTTGTTGTTAATCCACCAGAAACTAGATAAGAATGTAAAACAGCGAGAGTAAAACCATTCGCATTAGCATTAACGCTGTTGTTCCCGCTCAGTTCCTGTTCGGAACCTGTAAATAATCGGTATTCACCATCAGAAAACGCTCTATAAAGACCAGTATGTCTTTCTTTAGAACCATCGAAATAATTAGCAGCAAAACCAATATCTACAAGATCGCTGATATAATTATTACCAGCGAGATAAATCATTGGGTCAGAAATAACAACGGATTGAACGTTAGTTGTTACTAGATTTCCAGTAACGAAAATATCGCCGCCAACATAAACAGAACTATCAAAATGACCTTCTATACCATGAACGTTGCCAAAATGACCTTCTAACCATCTAGAACTGTTATTACCAATACTATATGTTAAGTTTGCTGATGGAATAATATTAGTATTTACTAAACCATTAAATTTAATTAAATCAGAAGTAGTGGCGCCTAAAACAACATTTCCATTAATAGTGATTTTACCAGCAATAACATTAGCAAAAGTTACACTATCTGAAACGCCAACTGGTTGGCCGATGCTAACACCAGTAGAGTTAACAGTAACTCCTGTACCTGCTTTCACCCAAACGCCAGAAACGTTTGAAATTAAACCTCCGTCTGTTCCTGCAACCACAGAAACTGCAGAAGAATTTACAGCAATACCATTACCAGCCCCGACATCAAGTGTGATATCACCAGTTGTTCCGCCTCCAGTTAGACCGTCACCAGCTGTGATAGCACTGATATCACCGACGTCGTCTGACCAGTAGATACTAGAACCATTTGATCTCAAAACTTGATTGGCTGTACCAAGATTACCGTTTGCAGAAAATCCTATACCAGATCCAACTGTTACTTGAGAAGTATTAGCTTTAAAATAAGACCCAACACTAATTACAGAAGCATTAACACCACCAGAAACGAACACACCACCATTATTCGCAACAACCCATCCACCAACACTAAGAATTGTGGCATTAACAGTGTCGGTTGCAAAAACATTAGCTACATTTAAAGTATTAGAAACTGATAAATTATTAGAAACTTTATCAAAAGTAAATCCAGCAGAAGCATTCGCTACACCTGAATCGTTAAACTGAACCTGAGTGTTGGAACCAGAAGTACCTGTACCCCAGTAAACGGCTGTACCGTTGGTAACAAGAACCTGACCGTTAGAACCTCCAGAACCATTAGCTGTAAGCGTTGTTATAACAGCATTAGCTACTATAACTTTGTCGATACCGCCAGTAGCATTTGCTACAAGTGCATGACTATTAGTTAAAGTTCCTGGATATTGAGCGCCTCCAATACGAAGAACTCCAGAACCATCCGGAAGACCAATATGAAGCGTATTAGAAGCTTGTGTGAAAGCTAATTCGCCGTTCGCGAGACCCGAAACTGTAGCATTAGCTAACGATCTTTTAATCTGAATCTTATTATTAGCCATTTATGATGGTCCTTTGTTGTTTTTATCTATTTATAGTTTAAAAGGTTCCACCGTCCAAATCGCCTACCACGTCTGTCATTTCTAAAGGTTTCACAAAATATGTATCAGTAACCAAGTCATAAACTAAAGTTGAACCGTTGTTTCTTTGTGATAAATTAATATCTTTTAACTGATCAATAGCAACATTACCGGAAGTCGATAATGTAGGTGTATTTTTAAGAGTTATGGAATTCGTTGTTTCCAAACTCCCCGAAGCCCCATTTGCAGAGACTTGGATATTTTTTTTCTTTCCTACTACTACGTTAATTGTGCTCATTTTATCTTGTTGCGTTTGGTGTTACCGTTACTATACCTTCAACAACTCTAGAAATCACTCCATTTTCTGTAACTTCAACGTCATATACATATCTTCCCGCCACTAAATTTGATGTCTGAGTGGCTGTAAGAGAAAGAGTTATAGATCCAGCGGTAACATTTATATCAGTAGTAAAAGCTACAGAATTTGAAGAAGTATACCATTTTCTCATTTGAGAGTTAGCAGTATACCCATTAAGATTCATAACGTCTCCATTATCGTCTGTTAACGATAAATCAGCGGAAAACGTAGCCCCTTGATCTATTACAAGATTTGCTTTAGTTGCCATTATACTGTAAACCTTGATAATTTAACAGTTAAAGGAACAGTAGCCGTATTAACATACAATCTAACCGATCCGGAATTTACATTACAATTAAACACAACAAAAGATGTATTAGAACCAACAGTAGCATACTCTGTTGTGTAAACACTGGTTCCATCTTGAACTAAGGTTATTTTAGTTGCTAAAACTTTACTGTTTGATGAATCGTTTACGGAAATTATATAATCAGCCGCCGAATAATCTGTGGTAGAAAAAGTATCAAGTAAAGTCCAACCTGTTGAAACGATAGAAGATGTAATTTTAGAACCACCAGTTTCAACCCAACTACCATTAGCGTTTAGAAAATATTTACCCGAAGTTTTTAGTGTTGAATTTGGTGAATAAAATGAAGTATTCACAGAACTATTTCCCACAGAAATTACATTAGCAGTAAATGTCCCAACCAATACAGAATTACCAGAAGTAATATTATTATTACCAGAAGAATCAGAAGTAAGAACAGCATTGGTCATATGATATGCCAATTCGTTCGTTCTGTTGATCCAGTATTCAAAAGTATTAGTATTAGCTGTATTTGCTATTGTAATTGTCATTTATTATTTCCGTTTTCTACCAGTTGCAATAATAAATCTTTGACCTCATTAATATTAGATTCAATTTTTTTAATTCTATCTTCATGAGTGCTTACATTTCTCATAACTTCTCTATGTCTTTTATAAGCAGACAAACCAGTATTATCAACATTCAATAATGCACCTGGATTATTTTTCTGTCTAACGTAATCTTTTGTTTCCATTTTACACCTGTAGAGCTATACCACGAAGATCGTCAATCTTCGGAACGTAAACGCCGCTTGTACTTAGTAGAACAATTTTGATAGCAAAAGTTTTATAAGTTACATATCTTGCACCAGTATCATCATAATATTCCATAGCTCCGAAATTGCTTGCGTTTGCGAAAGCTCTATGAACAACAGGACCAGAGATAGTGTGAACTTCGCCAGTTCCAGTTCTTGATTCTGTTATGTTAACATTCGAACCACCTGGTGTATTGGCCACAGCAATACCAGAAGAATTGGCGAAAGATACAAAGTAATTTGTATTAGCAACCAATCCACCAATAGCTGTATTGGAAGCAGGAACAGCGTAGTAAACTTTATCGCCTACTGAGAATGTTGAATTGGCAGCTTCTATGGCAATAGTTTCAGATGTATTACTTACACCAGTAGTATTAGCTGTTACATTGAAGGATGAATAGCCCACAGATGTTGGTAAACTATAGATAAATTCTTTAAAATCAAAACGATCAATTGGACTACAGTATAATTCATCGCTATCATTTATCATTAATGTCCAATCTTTATCCTGAAGACCTGCAGGGTCATCAGCTGAAAGGAATTTAACATACACTTTAACATCAGTGTTGTATGGGCGATAAGCCGATAGATATAATTTCATATCTTCTGCATCTTGTCCATCAGCTAGGATGATTGGTTGGCTGATGTAACGACATACAGAATTACCATTACCAGTGTCTTCGCCAAAACTATTGAAGTTAATTGTATTGTTGATTAATTTAACGCCTTTTCTTGAAATATCAATAGCAGGTGAAACATATTTCTGAACACAAGTTAGATTGTTTCTGACTGTTATAGATTTATCAGAACCTAGAATTCCTGGTTCATTGGAACGACTGAAAACAGTACGTTCATAATCAAGCATTTCTCTTTCTGCGTCGATATCAACAGAACTATAAGTGGTATCGATAGTTCCAGAATTAGATACACCCATAAATTCAGTTGTTATTGATGTACCGAGCGGAGTGATTGTAGAGAACCTTGGAACAATAGCATGGTAATTGATATTATCAATGGTTGAAATTGTTGCAGTAGCAATCAAGGTGTTTGAATTTGCTGATGCTTCTGCAGTATTTCCATGATTACGGAATCTAAAGAAACCAATCTTATTGCCTGTTGAGAATCCTCCAGTTGAACTATCTAATACAATTTGACCATTAGCTGTATCAATATACTGAAGATCTCCATGCACTGTATTTGGAGAAGTAATAATAGCGTTAGAAGTTGCATTAATAACGTAAACTTCATCGCCTTTGGCGCTAGATGGAATTACTAGAGAATTAGCTAAAGCAATTCCGCTATATGTGATATATTCATCATTTTCATTATTGAAATATGCTTTACCAGTGCCAACAGTAAAGTTAGCAACATATAGGTTGAATTTAACATCTTCTCTTGGTAGAGCAGTCCAAGTTCTAGCGTTCGAAGAACGGAAAGATTCGCCAGTATATGGATTAGTACCGATCTGAGATCCAGTAAGGACGTCAAAATCTCCCATTTCATCAACCCACATTCTATAATCTGGACTACTTGATTCCGGTTCAACATAGAATGCATAATCAGTGTTACCGGATAGATAAATTGGTTGTTCAAAATTAATAGTTGTTGCTGAATTAGCTATATCAGAAACATTAACGTTGTTAGCGTCGATTCTGCCCCATCCATAAACTTTATTATTATCAGGCAATCCTGAATTCATACCACAAACAACTACGCGAATACCATCAGAAGAGTCTTTGGATTTGAAATACAAATCAATTTTGGTTGCAAACACACCGCTTTCTTTTTCAGGAGATTCCACTGTAAAAGATTGAGCAATAGGATCACGGAAATACGTTGTTCTATAGTTATAAGAATAGCACTGTCTAATATCTGGTGTGATTGTACTAATTGTTGCTTCCTGATTCTGAACAGTAATATTACTTGCAACATATGTACCAGCAGCTTTAGAAAGAGCAGCATCGTCTCCATATGTTAAGCTATCTGTGTCCATAATCATGAATTTACGTTCACCAACACGGAACTTATTAGCTGGAATATTAAACACACCGTAAACACTACCACCTTCGCTGGAGAAAAGAGGATCTCCGAAATTACCAGTTCTTGTTACGCAATTATCTGGTCTAGAAGTAGTTCCGCAGAAATGCACAATTTCATTTACAGTATTACCATAACCCTTTCCAGTTGATAATACACCAGGAGCACAATATGCACTAACTGGAGTGTCATCAAAATAAGCATACATTCTCGATGAAGGTTTAACTCCAGTAGCGATAAATGCGATAGTTTTTGATTTAATATATGGTTGAACAGAAATATCTGTAACAAATTTACCAAGATCAACTGTGTTTGTAATAGGTACATAATAAGTGTTGGTAATTAGCTGTTGCCAATAAGTGTATAATCCAGCTTGAGGAGAACCTGTTTGCGCATATACTTGCCAAGATCCATAATGAGCGCCCCAGATATTCCCCGCTTCTCCAAGCTCAACGAATGGTTGCATGAGATCAAGAACAGCATCAGCGTTTGGAAGAGAAGTTTCATCTTTATTCATATCATAACTTGGAAATAGATTTAATGTTCCATTCCAAGACCAAATATCTTGGTTGTTATTTCTATATTTTGTAGCATAAGGCTGTGTAATATAAAGTTCGTGATCGTAGTCAACTGTAACAAGTTTACCAGTAAGAGTCACATCAGTACTTGTATTTGCGTTGAATGTAAGATCAATATCTTTGTTAGTAAATGTTGGACGACCATGACCATAACGGCTATCGATAGACCATCTATAACCAGCATCGTTCGCCTGAGCAAACACGTGAGAAGTCATTGGATCAGCAAAAATACCATTTTTAAATCTATTTAAACCAGCCGCATCCGGTACCTGGATATTCTGCGCTTTTTGTTCTAGTTGATTCAAGGTTGTATAATATTCTAATCTTCTTATGCGTTGATCAAGCTGACCAATGTCACGCATTGTATAAACACGATTTGAAGTCAAGGTTGTTCTTACAGCAAGATCTTTACGTTTGTAGGTTTCTAGCTCGCGAGCGTTTAATGATGGGAACGGAGCAACATTAGCTGCTGCAATAACCATCGAATCAACTTCTGGATTTGGAAGTTTTGGATCCTCGGTTGGAATACCTTGAATAACACCAAGCTGACCTGTTGGGCTGATAGTTATAAGATCCATACGACCCAAGAAATATTCAATATCTGCTTGGAAGTTTGAATCTGGTTCTGCAAGGTATGAGAATGTTCCAGAAATAAAGGTATTTGTTGTTGATGGGTTTACAGTAGCACCACCCATAGTTGTAGAACTATTAGCAGTATTTGCTTTATAAGCACGGAAATCAACTGAATCTCTTAAATCATAAGTTATATTTCCAGTTGTATAAGTTGGAATCTCAGCCCAAGCAATTGTATTAGCGTCTGGGGTTGAATTTGTAGTTGGATAAGAATCAACCGAGAAAAACCCAATACCATTGTTCAAATTGGCCGAGAAATGGTCAACTTCTACAGTGAGGAATGGTATAGAATTTAAATATCCGGTGTATTCTGGTCTTAGGACAAGAGTTCCATGATCATAATAATCATCTTTCTGTCCTGAAGAAAATACGAAATATCTAGTAATATCTTCTGCTGTGGTGTTTGAATATGAAGAATTTGTCGAACCCCAAACATTTCTTAATTTGATAACATCTGGTAATCCAAGATTCCATGGTCCAGAAAAACCAGTAATATTGTTTGATAAGTTTAGTTTTACATATCTGTTCTTTTTAACATCTTTTTTAGCTTGTGTTGCTTGACTTCTTCTCATCTTATACTGCACAGTCATAGCTGTTGAAGATGTTGTCATTGGAAGACTAGAATTAGCTGAGCCAGTGCTTACGTCAAAAGTGGTAGCACTCGTGATGTTAACATAACGACTACCTGGATAAGTTGCATCCAATGGAACCTCATATCCAATTGGATAAAACTTAGCAACATTTGCAGAAGCGTTAGTAAACGCACAATTAGCGTCCATAAACATAACTGTGCTGTTTGTGGAAACAATACGACGATAATCAACAGTTCCTGCAGAATTAAAAATCTTAATATATTCACCATTAGCGAAATAATTTGTTAAATTTGTTCCAGTTAATCTATTATTTGAAGTGCTTACACCAAAAGAACCGCCAACATTAACAGTTGCAGCGTTTGCTTTGAATGTTACGATAAATTCGTTTTCTAAAGTATCACCAAGCTGGAAAGGATAAGAACCTTGATAACCAAGAGTATCAACGCCACCAGCATATGAAGAATTAGAAGTAACTGATAAAATACCTAAATTCGATAGGTTCGCTGTAGAAGTTGCTCTGAAATAAAATTCAGTAGCGTTAACAGCGCCATTTGAACTACGTAGTTTTCTAAGAGCCTTTTTACCGAATGGAAATACTAGATTAGTCCTACCACTGTGATTTAGAACTGCAGTAGTGGTTGAGTTAGCAATATCAGCTCTAAATTCTCCGTAAATATTAATGCTAGAATTAGCAACAATTGCTTTAGCATCATTATAAAAACTTTTACCGCTAGTCATAACAATATCAGTCAAGTAAATACGATAAGTTGTTCCTGGGAGACCTGGGTCTCCTTCGTCATGAACAACAGATTTTACTTTTGCTGTACCGATTTTATTTCCGTTTAGAGTATAATCAGCAACACCAACAGAAATTGTTGACTGTTGTGTATCATATAAGTCCACTGTAATGAAGTTAGAGAAATCAAGAGCTCCCATAACTTCATTGGCGTATACGAAATTTCCATAATTTGTAGTGATTACTTGAGCATTAGCTTCTCTGGTAGTGATGGCTTTAACAGTATCAATTTTATTAGAAGAGATAAAATCAACACGTTTACCGTGAACGTAACCTTTACCGGAAGAAACTTCATAAGAGAAAAAATCTGTGTTTGATGCATTTAACGGATAAGTGGCTTCAACCTGAAATGGCTTGATTACATAATCGCCAGATTCTTCATAAGTTCTTGTGTTTAGATAATCACCAAGAACTGAATACGGGTCAGCTTCTCTATTAAGAATAATATCGTTAGTTATATTAGAAAATTCGAATACAATGAAAAATGCTTCATTATTAGCAACATCAGTTCTTAATCTTGAAATTAATGATGGTGTTAATTTTAAACGATGAGCGCCAGGAGCGTTTTCATTTGTATAACCAAGAGCGTTATCTAATAAGCTCTCGTCTTCGTTTTCAGTTACAATAGATTCCGTGGTTTCGAAACCAACAACATAATTTGCTACATTTGTTTCGTAATCACTAACAACAATAGTTTGACCGTCAACTTTTTGAAAAAAACCTTTTTGAAAACACCAACCTTCTTCGATAGTTAATCCATAGCCTTTACCAACAGCATTAATAGAACCATTAGTAGAAATAACATATATTGAATTAATGAAATTATTAGAATCTATAGTTCCAAGTTTAGATTGATTTTCATCATAAATTCTAATAAGTTCGCCGTTGGCAAATGTGGTGTTTCCATTGATACCAGTGTTTAAGTATTTTAAATGAAAACGATTTGTGTCTGGATAATTGACTTCTAAACCTTCAGTTGTAACTAAAGGAACAGCTCGAACATTTGAAGTCTGACCAACCAATAGGCATTGATTATTGACAGCCGCAAATACACCATTAGCATTAGCCGTGAAATTATCAGCTACGCGAACGAAATCGAAACTTTTAATTGTAGTTGGAGAACAACCACTAACAACACTACCGTCAGTTAAAATTCTATTACCAAATTTATCAATTTGGTTTTGAAGCATAGTCTGAATCTGGGTAAGCTCTCTAGCCTGAACTGCAGCAGTTGGTCTGAAGAGAATTCTATAATACTTTTTATTTTCGTCATAATCGTCGAAATAAGGAGAAGTATTGAAATCAGTTTCTAAAGGCATATTTTGCTAACCCTATTTTATAATTTGATAACTAGTCTAAAAGTTTCAGACTGAGTATTCGACCTAACTGTATTATTTATGTTCTGTATATAAAGAGGATACATGTCTTCGACGAAGATGTCACCTCTATCTTGAATTGCAAATGTTGTTACAACCTGATTATTACTGTCTTTTATAGATTCGCCATCGATGAAGTATTTATCCCCAACGTAATGAACCACAGAACCATTAGACCAAACAACAATGGCCCTTGCAGAACTATTTGCGCCGATAATCACATCAGCATTAGAGAAAGTGTGTGCTGGTGAACAATTTGCGATCTGGATCTGACTAAACGTATTAGAACCATATCTTGAGCCTTTTGACTGATTGTTTGCTATCAATATAGCAGGATTTTTCATTAATCCAATTTTGTTATATGAGACATTTGAAGAAATAGTGTTTGATTCTGTATTAGCAAACGTAAAAGAAACAGATATTCCTTGCATTTCCAATTCTACTGCAGGTTCTCTACCATGACCTCCTGGTGGAGGAACAATAGGATAAACAACAGCACCAGAACCATAAGTGGAATTACTTACAACTACGGCATTCGCCCAAGTAATAGAAGAACCTTTATCTAAAACTACAACACTAGCTATAGAATTTGTTACAGAATTAACTACTGTATAAGCTGTTGGATTATTACCACTAGCTGTATCACTAGTAAAAACAACCATTGGCGAAATTTTATACAAAGAAGCTCCAGCTGAAATAGCAGAAGTATTTGCTGGTGAATCAAGAATTACTGTTTTTACTGGGCCATTAACTGTATAATCTACAATACCAAAAATTTGATAAGAATTATTACTTGAACTATAAATGTAAATACTATTGTTTACATAGTTTCCTGGATTAACAGAAGCATCTGATTCAATGACTAGGGCTGTAGTATTAGTTATACCTTGAATGGTTCCGTTATGATATGTCTCATACCCAGAACCGCCAGAACTAACAACAACTGTTTCGACGCCAGAATAAATTAAAGAAGAAGCTTGAATAGTAGTGTTAGGATATATTGGGCAATAATATGTGGTGGAAAATCTATCAAAATCTTCAGTAGAAACAGAAGTCAGATATCTCCATTTATACCCATCTTCAGTAGTCTGAAAAGTAGTTGATTGGGTTGGAGTTCCAATAGAAGCTGGGTTTTTTATAGAAACAGCTCCATTAGCATTATCAATACATTTATAAAAATGATATGCACCGCCGATCGCCAAAGGAGGAGCAATGACATAAAACATACTATTTGATAAATCTATAGTATTATCGTATCTATCATAAACTGTATTAGCATTCCAAACATATTTTTTAACGATTGTAGCAAAATTATTAGAAGTTAATTTCTTACCAAACATCATTTCCCAATTGTTAATAAAATATTCTTCATACTCAGTATTAGCCACAGAAGGAGTTTCTCCTGGCCACGGTTGAGCGCCAGCAGCAAATGCATAATAATGCGATGTGTTTGATGCAATATTATCAACAATTTCGTCAAAAAATGTTTTCTTGAAAGAAGGCGTAAGTTTACCCATTATTTAACATCCGTTAGATATGAACCATACATATTAGTTCCATCAGACATAAACATAATAACATCCCTAGAATTTGCATTTGTAGTAAGAACAGGAGCAATACCAGCTGGCCATTTAAATACAGAATTCCAACTAATAGTTCTGCTGCCTATTGAATCTTGAATAACATGTAAAATATAATTACCTATTTTTAAATTACTTGGCGCCGCCATAGTTCTGTTTCCACCAAGAGTTACAGTAGCTATTTGTCCAGAAGAAGTATCCCAAGAAATTGTAGAAGAGTCTGTTAGAGTTTGAGAAAGAATATTAGCCGAAGCAACGCTTATTGTACCACTGAAACTAGTGTTCGAATTAAAATTTGTAGATACTCCATTACAATTAACAACTCCAGTAAAATTAGAGTTACCTGTAACATTTAAATTACCAGCAATATTTGCTGTATTGGATAAAGTGACAGCGCCAGTAACAGAAATGGTATTAGCGAAAGAAACGTTTGATACGATCGATGGTATAGTAACATTTGCATTGAAAGTTACAGTATTATTAAATTCAAACCTTCCATAAACGTTAACAGTCGCAGTATTAGTTATTGTTACATTTGCTGCAAAAGAAGAAATATTTGAAACGTAAGTCGGTCCGAGAATATAAAAATTAGTGTTTGTAATAACATTAGCAGAAAAAGTAGTATTTCCTGTAAATGTGGCCGCATTCGCCCAAGAATAAAATGCATTTGTGTTTACGCCTGGAACGGTGGACCAATACACAGTCGATCCATTAGAAGTTAATAACTGACCTGCAGAACCTGTAGTGCCATTAGCTTCTACGAATATTGTATTTGGTATTTTCATACCAGAAGAATTTACGACAAAATTTGTGACGGAAATGCTATTTGCTTGTATATCTTTATTGAATATATGAGTGTTTGACCAAACGAAATAACCAGCTGTATTAACAGAGGCAACGCCTGGAGAAGACCAATAAACCTTTGAACCACCGTCTGATGTTAGATACTGTCCGGCTGTACCGAGAGCTCCGTTAGCTTCAACTGGAAGAGCGTCGCCGAATGAGAATTGGCTACTATTGACTACAAGTTTTCCACCAACCTGCAGGATAGATGAATTCACTGTTACAGTATAAACACCTGTAGAGTTTGCGATTGTGTTAGCACCAACAGTATGCGAAGCAGCGTTTACAACTCCTGTATGATATACTCCAGTAGAATTAGCAATGAGATTAGAGCCAACAGTGTACGATGCAGAATTGATCGTTCCTGTATGGTACAAGCCAGTGCTATTCCCAATAAGGTTAGTGCCGACAGTATGAGAGGCTGCATTAATTACTCCTGTGTGGTATAATCCTGTAGCATTACCAACAAGGTTAGATCCAACAGTAAAAGATGCGGCGTTGGCCGAGCCATTAACAGTTAATACAGTAGAATTTACGAATAGGTAATTAGCAACATTTGCAGTACCGCCAACATTTAAATTGGCTGAAGCGTTAATAAGGGTTGAATTGACGATTAGACTATTTGCTAAATTAAGAAGGCTATTATTAGCAGTAAAAACAGCAGTAGAATTACCATAATAAAAACCAACTGCATTAGATACAGAAGAATTTACAGTAGAGTTACCAACCGTAATCATACCAGAAGCTATGTAAGTGGTATAAATTTCTGTAAAATTAGCATTAATTTTGATCATACCGTTTCGTACGGTATCACCAGTTCCATCGTTTGGCGCCGAACCTACGTTAACAATTGCTTGTGCCAATGTTTATCCCCTTATTAAGAAATTCTATCTGTCGTAGTAGAAGAATCGCAGTGTAATATTCCGCTGGAACATAAAAACTGATATCCAATAGGCAAAATATCCGCCGCCGTCGGCTCTTCCAATATACCTAAAAATTCTTCTTCTATATTAACTAACAAAAATTTACCAAATAACTCAGAACCAGAAGAATGAAAAGTGTTATATAGAATATTTTTGTATTTATCTAGAGTTCTGGCAACTTGAATTTCATAAGAATAATCTTGATAATAATAACTATCTTGGATATATTTATTTGAATTCAAGAAACCTTGATTGTTTAGCCAATAACCTCTACCTTTACCGGAACCTTTTAATGTCACTTTACCTGTAATTTCAGAAGTAATGTTAAACGAATTCAAACTACAAACTAAAGAACCACCAGAACCATTTTCGGTTTGGATAGAAATTTTAGGTACAACGTCATACCCAGAACCGGAGTTAGTAAGAGTTGTAGAAACAATTGAACCATTAGCGTCTGTAGTAATATATCCTTGAGCGGTTATACTTGGAAATCCTCCAGAGAAAATAAGTTTTTCGTTATTAGCATAATTTTGCCCAGGATTCAACGAAACAATATTATTTGAAATGGCGCCATAAAGATATCCCTTTACATATTC